ATGTAGTATTTAAGATGTGTGCCAATACCCATGAAGTCAGAGCCATCAAGAGCCACCCAGTTATGTAATCTTCTAGCACTACCTAGATACTGATTAGGACTATATTTCTCCCAACCACCAAACTTTTCTGGAAAACCAAACCTAAATCTTACTTTGTCACCATCAACAAACCCACCTTCATTACTGTAAGATGTAATATCAGATATGATACCAGGTTTAAATTTCAAAGCTGTCATCGGCATTAGAACGCACTCACTGATTTAGTTCCTGTATAAGCGTCTTCATTTACGCTACCACTTCCGTCATTAATCTCTTTTAAAGCAAAAGGTCTACTACTACCATCACTACCAGATATAGTACCAGTTAAACTAAAAGAACCATCTGTTGAATCTCTGTTTACAGTATTCGTAGCACCAGCAGATACTGTTGCACTAAACGGATCACTTCCAGATAAAACACATGATATTGATAAATTGTTCGTAAATATAAATCGTCTACCTGCTGTTGGACCTGTAACACTTACATTTTTAATTTGATTAAAAGCTCCACGACCACCTATTATTCTAACAACGGCTTTACCTGTGTTTGAATCTATAAACATTTCAATATCAAAACTACCTGAATTACCATTATTTACACCAACTAAAGCATCATCCCATTTCATAAAACGATATGTAGCACCTGCATGAGAGTGAGTTGTATTTGTGCTTGGTCGTTTTGAAGTGCCACCATCAAATGTGCTTGTGCCTCCTGTCCCACCAGAAGTTGAAGGACCTGAAATACGACCACTTATTGGTGTACCATCTTCCATAAAAGCATGAGTAAAAGACATTCCAAAATCAGATCTATCTATGTTGTCAAGTCCTACCCCACCAAAAAGAGTTGTAAAACCCGTTGTATAATATGTTTCATTAACTAGACCAGTAGTGTTAGATGAATCTTGTGGTCTTCTAATAGTTGTGTTTCCATCACCAAAACTAACACCACCACCAGATCCAGAAGAAGCACCAGAACCTCTACTATCACTAACTAAAGCAGTATCAAAAGTATGTGTGTCAGTCTGTACAACAACTGTAGAATTATCTGCTTCACTTATTGTAGTTGTTCCAGAGTTACTAGTTGAACTTTGTGATGACGTAAATGTTTTTAGTGTAGATTGTACGTTACCACTTCCTTTTAACTCAAGTGTTGTACTAGAATTTGTTGTCAATGGTGATCCACTAGAGTTAGTAATGTTATTACCATTTGTATCAAGTATTATTTTTTTATGTGCAGAATTATTATCTAAACTTAAATTACCACTAATATTATCTGAAAGTTTAAAAAACTGCACTGGAAGTTTAGTCTTATCACCAGCTTTAGTATTTAAACTACCACTTGAACTAACTTCAGTAAATCCTACGTTTGATATTAATGGTATTGCCATGTATCACCTAAAATTTAATTGATTCTACAAAAGTAAATATACTTCCATTTTGATTTATCGCTATTGCAAAAGACACAGAACTACCAAGACTTACACCTTGTGAATTAGATGGATAACTCAAAGTTAATGTATTAGATGAACTTGTTTTATCCACGATTATATACTGACCTATCGCTAAACTACCTATCGCTAAAGTTAAAGCTACGTTATTACTGGATGTATCTACTTTTTGATATATAGATTGTGCAGCAGAGGGTGTAAGTGTTGCTGATGAAGATGTTATAGCACTTGGCACTGTTACAAGATTAGCATTAAAGTATGTAGAAAATGTAGCGGCAGTAGTTTGTCTCATTGTGCCACCATCATTTGTTACGATACCATCACCTGCTGCAACTGCTGTGGTTCCAGCACTTGTGTCTCCATCGACAATATTTAGTTCTGTTGCTGTTGATGATACAGCAGTGCCACCCAATCTAAGTGTTGCCACATCAAGTGCAGATGTTACGTCAGTCACTGCTGCACCAGATCCTGCACCATCTGCAAATATAATTTTCTTTGATCCAGCAGGTACAGATACATTACCACCAGATCCTTGTGTAAATGTAGCAGTCTGACTCGTGCCGTTCTGCACTATATAAACTTTGTCTTGATCGTTAGGAGATATAGTTATTGTGTTTGTGCCAGATGGTGACCCACCTAAAACAAGAACTTTAAAACCACCATCTGATAACGTACCATCGCTAGTTGTTAAAGTATGACTTGTACCAGATAATGTGATAGCACCTACACCATTAATGGCTCTGTCTAGTATATCTAGGTTGTTGTTGGTAGTTGTACCCCATGTACCAGCTTGTTCACCAGCACCTATCTTTTCAACTCCTATGTTTGATGTATATGTACTTGCCATGCTTACCTCACTATTTCTGTATATGTCTCTGTGCCACTAGGCGTAATCTCTGTCCATGTTTCTGTGCCACTTGGAGTTATTTCTGTATATGTTTCTGTTGTGGCATCTGTTACAACATCTTCGTATAGTATATCTCCAGATGATGTTTTTGTAAAATTCAAATCTTGAGAAGATATACCTGTAAGTATGGCAATACCATCTGTTGTCTGTGTAAACACGCTACTCATGGTTACATCAGTAAAGTTAACTATTTTTATATCTTCTGTGGTTTGTGTAAAACTAGAACTAACTTCTGCGTTTACACTACCAGTTATAAATATACCTGCTGTTGTTTGTGTAAAATTACCACTCAAAGATGAAACGCCTACAAGTGTTCCAGATCCTATGCTAGAGCTTGAGGCAAGAGCGTTCATCTCTGCTGTTGCTAATTGTAATACGCCACCAACATCAGCGATGGCGGCTTCAGCAATGGCAGCATGACCCAACATTAGTCAGCATCCTCTATTGTGTTGCCTTCAGCTACCCATTTTAAATACTCTTGATAGTCTTTATTATCCGTATCTTTTGGAATAAAAGCACCATCTTCTTTTCTTAGAATACAATCTATAGGACCACTCCCTATAGCTTCAGGAAAATTTCCAAGTGATTTATAAGTATATGTCATTTAAAGCTCCGCATCGTAAACTGCTGATGTCATCATATATATAGTTGTACCATCATAATCAGACGCTTGATATGCCTGCCATCGATTTCGACCAGTGCTAAAAGCAGTAGGTGAACCATTATTAACAGTTACCGTTCCTGTAGGAGCAGCTCTCATAGTAACAGGAAACCAATCATCATATAACTTATAATTTGCATGGTATTGTTGTGCTCTAGGTCCAGATGTTCCTCCCATCACATGTTGATAATAATACCTCTGGCATAAACCTAGTTCTTCTCCAAATGACCTATGCTCAAATGGTGTGGCTTGTGAGCCTACTTCTAGTTGTATGCCTGTAATTTCTATTTCGTTGTCAGTTGATGCAAAAATACTTCCTATTCCTGCTGCTCTGTTTGCATTTGTTATGGGTGCTAAAGATGCACTCATAGTTCCACTCGAATATGTACTTCCTGCATGAAGCCAAAAATTTACCTGCAATTCACTTGAATTGTCATTGTCTATTTGCGTACTAGAAGCTGCTGGAACAGTAAAGGTATATCTTGCCCATGATGTTCCAATAGTGTGTAATTTACTCGCACTTCTATTTGTTCCATTTGTAAGATTTATTTCTGTTGCTATTGCTCTACTTGCATTTGATTTTGCATAGAATGATAAAGTAAAAGCTCTTGTTGTTGTGCTTGTTGCTTTAAGCTGTTGTACGTTAAAACCTTCCACAGGATGTTGTATTAATAATGCTTCACCTGCAGCAATAGAAGTATCTGCTGTAGTGCAGTCAATTTTAAGAGCATTTGAAAACCCTTCTAAATCTGTAACAGTAGATTGTGACATGGTATATCTACCTGCTGTTGCGTCAGCACCAGCATATGCAGCATATCTGTCTACAGTAGTATAACCAGCAGTAGTAGCACCTAATCCACTAGAGCTTGTACCCCTCTGTGCCAATTGCATAGCACCATTAATTATAATGTTTTTCCTACCAATCTGACTGTTGTCTAGGACTTCACCCATCTTTGCTAATTCTGCTGCTTTGGTCATTCACCTTTCTCCAATGCTATCACTTTTGCTTCAAGTGTATCTATTCTTGTAAGTGCTTCTTGTAATGTTTTTGTTAAAAGAGGTACAAGTTTACTTTGGTCTATGCCTTGTGGAGCAATCTTTGATGCTTCTTTTACATCACCAACTTTTTTACCATTAGGTATCTCATCACCATTAGCATAAAGAACCTCCTTTGTCATAGCATCTTTTTCGCCAGTTATGGCTTCTGGTACAATATCTGAAACTTCGTGTGCTAAAAAACCATCAACTGTTGTATTTGTTTCATCTGCAATAAAATTAAATCTTGCAGGTTTTAATTGTTTCAATCTTGATGTTGCATCAAAATTGTAACTTACATTTTCTTTTAATCTGTAGTCTGAGGAAGTATTAAATGCAGTAGCAGATACGTTAGCTTTTATAGTACCAACTTCAGAATTTGAGTTGTTTAAAATTTGTACCATAGTTGCAGTTTGACCACTTCTAGCTTGGTCATGTCGTATTTGTAAAACAACTTCATCTGCATTTTGATTATGATTAAATTTAACTAAAGGTGCATTTTGACCTCTTACTTCTAATGAAGCATCAGAGGTAAAACTAGCCTGTCCATCAGAAGTAATTTGCATACGACCATTTGCATCAATACGCATACGTTCCGTGTTATTAGTGTGAAACGTCATAAATGTATTTTCTCTTTGAACTAATTCAACACCACTATTGTCATCTCGTACAAAAATATCAAAACCATCACTACTAGTAGCACCACTAGAATTACCAGATATTTTTAATCCTGTATTTGAGCCACCTGCAATATGAAGTTGTCTTTGTGGACTATCAGTGCCAATACCAACTTGGTCGTTACCAGCATCAACAACAAGCATATTTGCGTTACCATCTGATTCAACACGAAAATCTATATCCTTACTATCTTCATTGAAAACAATGTTACTGTTGTCCATTTTAAATAATTGAACATCACTTCCTGCAACTTTGCCTTCAAATGTCATTCTGAAATCTTCAGTGCCATCACTTGCGTCTACAATACGAGTTTTAAGAACCCCATACTCTATCTTTTCTCCTGCGTCATTTTCTGCTTGAAAAGATATTGTTCCTACAAAATCATTATCAGCAGGACTAGCACTATTCCTATAAAGCTCTAATTCAGGACCTGAATTTGCATCTGCATCAGTTGAAACTAAATTTAAGTTTACTGAATTATCAGCAGTTGTTATTGTTACTGGATTATCAAACGTACCACCATCTGCTTTGCTTACAGTGTCTGCGGCACTAAAGGCATCAAAAACTATTATTTCTATAAGGTCATCAACTGACGCTCCTTGAGCTAAAACAATAGCTGTGCCACTCGTAGATGTGTAGTCGGCATCACCTAACTTTACACCATTTTGATATACGTCAACAAAGTTCGAGTCAGTGTAACTTAATGTTGCACCCTCTGATCCTGCACCACTGAAACTAGTTTGCCCAGCAGTGGCAGTATAAGTGTGCTTTTTTCTAACTCCAAATTGTGGACTAACTCCTATGTATGGCATAAATGATCTCCTAACATACTAAGTAACCTGAAAAAAATGTATTGTTGCCTCCAATTACATCTAATTGAGCAGTTCCGAGACTTGGCAAATAAATTCTAATCTGGCAAGTATCTCCTGCATCCATATCTGCAAGAACTGAACCAGTAAATGTAATATAATCTAAATCTGCATCAAATCCATTATTAGTCCAAATAAATGAGTACAATTTGTTACTTGTAAAAATTTGTGGAGCAGTATATTGAGTAGTAATATCTACTTGGTCACATCTTATACTCATATTAAATTGATATTTACCTGTAACTGGAGCAGTAAATGTTTCTGTAGATGTATCAAAATCTGAATTTTGATCAAATATTGGAGTTCCAAATGTGATTACAGTAGTTGCGTTTAAAGAAAGATTTGTTTGACCACTTCCTTCAACTAAAAAAGCAGGTTGAAGTGGTTTTAATATAATACCATTTTCATCAAAAGACATAGAAGTGGTAGTGCCAAGTGCTGTGCCTTTACCTATAACTAATTTATCAGAGCTATCATCTAAGCCTATATGATAATCTTGAGCATTACCATCAAATACAATTTTAGTATCATTAGCTGTTCCATCACCTAATGTTCCTAATCCATTGCCTATTACTTTTGTTAATGCCATTAGTTACTCCTAGCTTATGCCACTTGCATCATCTCTTTGTTTGCGTGTCTTATAGTCACTTCTTGCAGTTACAAGTGCAACAAAGTCTGCTTGGTTGCTTGGTATGGGGTCTGTGAAGCTACTGTCGTTCATTAACTTTGTAGTCCATTGTTGTTGCATACGTTTCCAACAATTATTTATCTTACCTGTAATCGCATTATCTAACCAAGCATCTATACCTGCGTTGTCTGATACATCGTTGTATAAATCATTAGACAGAATCTTCTGTTGTAAATCTGTTAATGTTATTGTCTTTGTGTGATTTGCCATTTTATAACTCCTTTATGTTACGTTGTTTCACTCTTGGCTAATTAGCATACGAGATGCCCTGAAAAATATGTATATTCTGGATTACCATCAATATCACTTTGTTGTGTTCCACCACTTTGTAATACTTGTGCAACACAAATATCATTTTCGTCCATATCTGCAAGAATAACTACATTAAAAGTTCTATAACTTAAATCTGATGAAAAATTAGGGTCTATAATATGTCTGTAAGTTTCATTAGATGTACCAATATTGATGATATAATAAGTTGCCGCTGTATCTATAGAATTAATTCTTACAGTTAGATTAAAAGAATATTTACCAGTTACTGGTGCAGTAAAAGTTCCGTTTGATGTATTAAAATTTGTACCAGTATCAAATCTTTCATGAGTAAAAGGTAATGAAACAGCTGAGGGAGTATTATCAAAATTTGTAATCCCAGTGGCGTTAAAATGAGCAGAGAAAGCAGGTTGATTTGGCATTGTTACAGCACCACTATTACTAATTCTCATTCTCTCATTTATGCCATCAGAACCTCTTGTGATAAATCGTAAATCAGCCCTATCACTAGCAGTAGATGTACTTTGAATTGATGCTATGCCTGAACCAGATGACCTATGTACAAAAGTAAGTCCTGTTGCTGTTCTATTAGATGTATCATCATGATTTACTGTTTGAATACCTGCAAAAGTACCAATATTCGTTCCATCATAAACAGTTGCAAATGCTTGTGAATTTTGAATTTGTATGCCAGTAGTCCCTGCACTTCCAGAGTCATTATCTCCTACATCTAATGGAACACTTGGACTCGCAGTTCCTATGCCCACACGATTATTTGAGGCATCTACTTTTAATGTAGATGTATCAAATGTAGCATCACCTGTAACATTAAGTGTTGAACTAAATGTACCATCTGTTGCTTGTAGTGATGAGGTAGATGGATGGTCAACTGTAGCCACAGTTCTAAATAGATAGTACACAAAGATGTTGTTACCTGCATTGCTTGATGGTGCAGCAGTAAATGTAAGTGTAGTTCCATTGCTTACTGCATATGCTACAGATGGCTCTTGTATAACACCATCTACAGATACAAGTATGTCCTCGTCAGACCCTACTGAGTGTTCTAATGTAAATGCAGTTGTAGAACCATCACCAGAAAACTGTGTAGCTGCTTTACTTGCTACAAATCTATTACCTGCTGTGTTACCTAAATATGGCATTATGTGATCTCCATATAACTCATGGTCACTGATAGCTTATCTGCAACAGAACAATCTATCTTTACTATATCTCCTACATTTAAAACTATCTTGTTTCCCGACATGATCTCAACTGATGATCCAACTGGCACTGGTATGTCCTTGACAATATGAGCCGTGGTGTTTTGTGTCTGTGATGTTTGTGTAGTTGTACTCACAAGTTGAACTGTACCAGTAACTTGTGCTGTATGCACATTAGCCAGTGTTAATCCTAATACAATTATTGTACTTCCAGACTGAACTGTATAAAGAGTTTCTGGCGTTCCAGCAGAGGCTGGAGCAACATCTCTTGTAATCACTTTGAATGTATTTGCCATATTATTATCCTAACGCTATTGCTAAAGCTGTAGCCTCATCTGCTGCTGCCGAAGCAGTTGTTGCACCTATATCAGACAATACTTCAGAGGCACTTCTGCCTTCTATACTTGTACCATCAACTCTTAAAAAATCATTATCTGCTATACCACTTGTTGCAACTAATACATTACCATTAGATATACCAGTTGATAATGTAGCAGTCGTTGTAACTGCTGTTCCATTTAATGTTATAGCATCTGCCTCTAACGTACCATCAAAGTCACCATCCACTGCATCTATATTACCTTTAAATACTGTGGCTGTTACTGTGCCACTGCTTGGATTGTAAGTTAAATTACCATCCATTTCTAATCCAACATTACCAGTGCTAGATGTAGCATCTTCGACAAATGTAATTAAGTTTTCTTCGTCAGTGCTTTCATTATCTGTGACTAATACATGAGCAGAGTTAGTTGCGTTTGTTACTGTTACACCTGCAATAACAGTGTTTAATGCGGTTCCGTTTACTGTAACCGCATCAGCTTCTAATGTGCCATCAACATCTACATCACCAGATATATCTAAATCTGCCATAACTGCTGTGCCAGTTATAGTAGGAGCAGTCAAACTTTTATTTGTTAATGTTTGAGTATGAGATTCTGATACTAATGTTGAATTGCTACCTGCTGGTAAAGTTAAAGTATTTGTTGCACCCACAGAGTGAGCTTGTGCAGTTAATGTTTGTGCATGAGCATTAGAACTTTCACAATAAAACTTAATCTGTGATGGTGATCCACTATTGGATTTAAGATCAATTAACCCACCTAATATTGTTAAGTCATCACCTACAGATAAGTCTGCACCTAGTGTTGCATTACCACTAGCATCTAAAAACACTGACTTTGATGCTGGTATCGTACAAAAGATAGTCTTTGTACCTGCACTAAAGTTAACTGCACTGTCACTATTTGAGCTACTGATAATTGTAGTTCTAGCTATAGTGCTAGAGTCACTGCTAAGTGTACCCAAACCAACTTCAAACTCTGCTGTGCCTGGTAACGTAACTGCATAGTATGTAGTATTACTGTTTCCAATACCAGCAGCAAAAGTTTCAAATCCAGTAACTGCACCACCTAATGTAAGTGTGCCAGTTCCAGTTGTGGTTGTAGTTTCTTTTACTCTATCGTTTAATACTAATGCCATTATTTAAGCTCTATTGTTAAGTTACCTGCATTGATTCTAAATATATCACCACTTGCTATTGCTTTACTTGCATCTAATGCACCTATAAATAATACATTACCACCAGAGCCAACTACATCTAAACTAGCACTAGCTGCTGTTGTTACAAAGACATGTGTGATTGTATTATTAGTTCCACCAGATGCTGGAAATTCTATATTAGAGGCGTTTGTACAACTTTGTGTATCAGCAGATTCTGCTGTCAGTGTCCACCCAGAGGCTGCAACTTGTTGTCTTGCATAGTTTGTAAATGTAGCTTCTGTTATAGATGGATCTCCAGATTCACCAGTTGAGTCATTAAAATTTGATACTGCTGTTGCTAATCCGACATATATACCATCTCCAGGTGAACTAAACGATGCCGCGTTGTTTTTGAAAATAAAACTTAAAAGTCTATTTTCCAAGAAGGTGGTTGCTGCATTTGCTGTTGCCATTTTCTACTCCTATGTTCTCGGTCTCGATGGCAGACCAACTCTATAACCATCTGTGTTTTCTCTTGCCTCTCCAAGATCTTTTACTCTTTCTAAGTATTGTGTGAACAGTCCGTTATAGTTTTGTATCACATCTGGCTCACCTTTCATAAAAGTATAAGCCTCTACAAGAGATCCGTAAAGTAAAGCAAAAGGTGCGTTTGTACTAATCCATGTTGTTCCACTATCTGCACCAGCAGTTAAACTAGCTGGTCTATAAAAATAGTTTAATTGTATTGTATAATTACTATCGGGTGTAGGTGCTAGTATAAAGTTATCTTCATCAAATCTAGCATAATACTTAGGAAGTCCAGTTGTTGATGAAGCTGGTGTATATTCTCTTAAAAAATTTACATCTTTCTGTAATAAAAAACTTTCAGACCCAGAGGTAGTTATCTGTAAAGAAAATGATGCTAGATAATCAGTTGGCACTGTAAGAAACTCATCTGATGATGTTAATGCACTTGTTGCATTTTTTCTAAAATAGTCTAAGTCTACACTTTTTAGTATCTTTTCTTCGGCGGCTTTTACAAAATTAGATATGTTGTTTACAAAAGTTGTCTCTGAATTATCAGTGTAATCTTGTATTGCTGTAGTTAATGTCGCTTTTGTAAAACTCATTTATGTCCCCAATGTTACAGGTCCAGCAGTGACGGATCCACCACCACCTCTTATTCCTCCAGTTGTAGCAGTGCCACTACTTGCTGTAAACGTATATGTATTATCATCTACTTTGGTTATAGCATAACCAGATGAATTATTCAAAACAGTTGCTGTAAACCCATCAAAACCAGTCGCATCTCTAAATCTAACAGTGTCACTTGTTGATCTTCCATGTGATGGTTCTATAACTGTAATAGATGCACTACTAGCTGTAGATAAAAACGGATTCAGTCCTAACAAGTTTTCTACAGACACTTCTGTTCTTGAGTCAGGTCTTGGCTCGTATAATGCTGTTGGGTCTGGGCCTGGATAATTAGGCTCTAGTTGTGGATGTTTAGGCTCATACTCGTCTGGACCTACCTTAAGACCATTCCATTCTTTTCTCATCTCACGCAAACGATAACGAAAGCCAGACCGATCTGAATATCCGTATGCCTTTTTACCACTTGCGTACCTAGCCATTAGTACCTCAAGTATGAAATATTAGGTGTCAACTTCAACGGTGTACTGTTTGCATCTTCTGCCGCGGCTCTTTGAAACTCTTCTTCATATATGGCTTTTAGTATTTGTATTCTATCTGGTGCTTTTTTAATTGATATATAATAAGCAAGTCCAGCAGCCATACAAGGTAAGAACCTAAAAGGTGCGTCTGTCGTATTTACCAAAGCATCTGCATCTTGAATACGTCTTACATAATAGTAAACAAGAGTATAAGAAGCGTCTGGTGTAGACCAAAGAGTTATTGTGGGTGTTGTTTGTCTATCAAAAAAGTATTGACTTGGCTGTCCAGTATTACCTTTATTTGGTATTCTTAAATACTCACCACGACTCATTTGTGTAAGCGTAAAGTCAACATTGTTACTGTTTCTTAAGACAACTTCTAGTAAATCTACAAACTCACTATCCAATGTATATGTAGCTGTGCCAGACGAAACTGCTTTTGTTTCTTGTGTTACCGTCCACATGTTTAATCCTCTATTTGCCCAATCAGCAAACATAAGATTTAAGGAACGTCTAGCAGTTTTAGCATCATAGCCAGTTCTCATCTCCAAGCCACATCTTTCGTATGCCTCTTCGATAAGTTCTCCTACATCTAAATCAAAATCTCTTGAGCTTGAAGTTGCCACTAGACTTTACCACCTCTTCTCAACTTTTTAACACCAGCATCTCCTTTTAAGGTGATACCTTTTTTACCTTTACCAGCTTTTAGATTACGCTTTTGTGCAGGTGTTAATTTCATGCTGGTGTATTTACCAGACTTAGCCATCATTGGTCTTCTAGCAGTGCCACCACCCATTAATTTTTTAACGCCAGCATCTCCTTTTAAGGTAATGCCTTTTTTACCTTTACCTTTTTTAAGTTCCATTTTTTGTCGTGGTGTTAACCCACTTGGTTTTTTAGCCATCATTTTCTCCTTTTTCTAGTTAATGATTTCACTCTTCTAGGTTTACCAGCTGGTTGTCCTAATCTTTTCTTCTGTGCTATCCTACTACGTTTTTCAGTTGCTGTCATCTCTGATGCTGTCTTTGGTGTTTTTTTAGAAATACGTTTCGTTGGTCTACAATAAGGTGTGCCTCTTTTTTCACCCTTTTGACGACCACAAGGTTTACCAGTTCTTTGATCTTTCCAGTCTTCCTTGAACCATCTTTTGAGTGCTAAACCAGCTTTTGTTTTTCTAACTGCCATTATGCGTACTTTGTCTTTTTTCTTCTGTTTGACATGATAACACCACAACCTCGTGCTATGTTAGGATTACTTGATTTTCTTTTAGTCATTTTTACGACTTTGCCTTCTTTGGCTTTCATTGACTGCTCTCTGTCAACTTTCTTTATAGCCGCCATCAAACCACCTTCGGCTTTTTTCTTCTTTTTGCCACCAGTTCCGTAATTTGCAGCACCAACCTTTCTACATTTTGCGATGGCACCTGAGGCATAAGCTGATGGAAATACCTTATATCTAGCTTTTACTTTGTGATAACATGCGTCTTTTGGCATTACACTCTCCTTTTTTTATTACAAATACATGACCATTTTTTATGTTTACAGTACACGCAGTATTTAACTGGACTACCTCTTACCACTTCTCCTTTTTTTAGAGGCACAATGTGCTCTTTCAGAAAACCCTCTAGGTCTTGAGCAATCGATCTTTCTCTTCCTCTTGGCACTCCACTTTTTACCTCCAGGTTTGGAAATTTGTTTTGACATTGAACCCCGCGAGATCGCCATCATCTTTCCTTTTTACAAATTCTGTCCACAAGACTTTTATCATCTCGTTGTTTTCTTTTACTTTAACCTCTGTAATCGCAGTTCTTTTGTCAACTTCTACAAGCGTAGAAGTTGTCCAAAGAAAAAAAGAGGCAGTTATAGCACCTACGACACCACTAATAATATTTTTCAAAGTTAACACTTCCATCTTCTTCTTGCCTGTCTCAATCTACTATTAGGGTTTTTAGCTGCTTTTGGAAACTTTTTCATCTGGCCTGCACTTCTAGCACAGAATGACTTACGTCTTTTAGCTGCTTTACTCCCAGGTTTAACTTTACCAGTAACAGCAGTTTTTAACTTACTACCTGGATTATCTCTTCTATAACGAGCAACACCCGCCTTTGTCATTCCCGCTCCAGACTTAGTGGAGCGGAAATACTTTTTAGTTTTAGGTGGTTGCTTGTCTGGTTTTCTAGCCATTCAACCCTCTATGCGTAAAACACCGTAATGTTATCTGCAACATCCACTGTGTA